GGCGTACACCACCCACTACTACAACCTCCCCAATCTTACACATGATATCATGGCATTCAATTGGATATAGTCTACGCCCCGCCGCACCTTTGAACTTCTCAATACAGAAGTCAAACAATTCAATAAGGGGCTGTGGTCCTGATGCACGTCCACCAAAAGTCTTTAGCCTTGCACCTGCAGGACGTACTTCGCTGACATCAAATTCTGGAATCTGACCTGAGTACAACATGAAGATAAGTTCTTTCAATGACTTAGCCCAACCCGGACGTGAATCACCTACCTTAATTACTGTATCTGTCTGATGAAAATCTTCATTAACCTGTGGCAGCTTCTCAATATTATGTCGCTCAACACTGAAGCCAACACCTGTACCACACATAAGTATGTACATTGTTTCGTCAAAGGCACGTGGGTTATCTACTGGTACATATGAACAGTTGTATCCACCTACATGACAACGGTCAAGCGCAGGACCAGAGGTCATCAATGCTCTCATGCTTGGCATGATTGACTGATTGAGGACTGCCTCCTCTAGTTCTGAACGTAAATCTTTTGTAAGCTTGTAGTTATGGTTGGAACTAAGATGCCCTTCCATATAATCAAAGTATCTTTGTACTGTTTCAGCCCACGTTTCACGCCGTTGCTCATCTTCTTTCCAACGTGCATACCGTGACAGGGCAATAAAATTCTGGTAATCTGTAGGTAAATGGTTGCTCATAGAAACCCCTTTCATTTTTCAAAGTGCAAGAGAATAAGTGTAGCACAAATGGACTACAAGTACAATATTCTAATGCCCTAAAACTGCGTTAATTCTTTTTCTGACATACTCAACTTCTCCAGATTTAAGAACCTTGAATGCAAAGTCTCTCATGTATGCTGGGTCTATTCCGGCATAGTCACAGACTGTGTTGAAGTCCTCCGCTGTTACACCGACAGACGCAAAGAACCAAGCAACAGCCCTATCTCTTTCAAGCACGGCTGTGTCAGGCTCCCCATCATAAGAAGGCTTTGTCGCATCCAGTAACGCTTGTAGTATTACTGTCATAAACAAAGCCTTCTCTGCTGTCTTGGGGACATTCAATTCTACATCAATCAGTACGATGTCTTCTTTTAGCATTCTTCTTAAACCATTCTAGTGGGATACCTTCTCCACCTTTGCAATATTTAAAGTTATATTTATCACACCAATCTGCGTAGGTCATTTTACCACCTTTGTATAGTTTCCTATATGGGTTATCAAAGACAAACCGAATGTCCACGTCAGGGTGTTGGTTACGAAGGAACAGATGTTTCTTTCTGTCTTCTAGCATGAACCTTCCCTTGACTTCAAGTATGATACCATTAGGTAGAAGGAAGTCCGGGATATAGTTCTTATCCTCACGCCACTCATACGGTATCTTATCTGGCTCATACTTGAACTCAATGTTATGCTTGGTAAGAACAAAAGCAGTATTCAGTTCTGAATTAGAACGGTATTGATGCTGCTTTTGTACTCTATTTTTTGTAGGTCTACGCGGCATTACTAATCTCTGGTACATCTGGAATCTTAGCTACCTGTGTAAGGTAACGTACACCATTAGAGTATTGGAACTTACGTAATCCCATACCACCATTGGCATCCTTCCAGCATTCCTCATTGAATGGACAGAAGATACACCCCACTGCAAGTTTTCTATTACCTGACTTACCATCAGGCTCATCTGGATAGCAGCGTTGTGGTGGTATCTCAGACTTTAAGAAAGACTTTACATTGTCAATCCTAGAAGAAGCACTAATCATATGAACAGATTCAACATTCATCAAGGCTAGTTCACCTGATGATTTATCTACTGCAAAGAATGCAGCACTGTCTTTATTGTTTGCCTCTGCATACCCAGAGATTTGTGCAATGTATCCGAATGGGTCATCAGTATGTAATGTACCTTCTTTAAATTTCTTGAAGGCATATGGTGAAGCTGATTTAATATCAGTAAGTACACCATCAATAATACAATCCTGATGTCCTTTCACACCGTTGATTTCTACTTCACCTTGTTCACCTGTCACCTTGTGACCAGACAACTCAGTAAGTAGTACAAGCAAAGCCTCTAGGATATCTCCAAACATAAACTTTAGTTTAGTCTGTCCATCAATTGGACGCGGCTCTGTTATTCCACGGTATGTATACCACAGTTGGCGGTCAGGTTTCCCAATCTGAGACATTCGTAACCCACCACCTGCTTCACGCTGACGTGTACCTTCTTTCAACTGCCTTGTCATAGCAGCCCAGATACTCTTGGAAAACTTTTCCATACTGTCACGGTTATCCATAGTGCCAGTATCTACACCTTCCTCAAGCATCTTATATATGTCTGCAATTAGTGTATTTATTTTAGCCATTATGTTACTCCTTTCTAAGGACTGTATGTACTATCAATTAGTTTTTCTAAGTACCACTTAGCTTTCTGTAAATCTTCTACGCCATTCTTGTAACGATAACGCCAAAGATATTTTATTACATTTCCTTGTAAGTAAAACTCAAAGTTCTCAGCACCAAGTGCTGCTTCTATTGCGTCAATACATTCTACACCTGCTTGATTGTAATGAGGTGGGTGGTCTACCATATCTTCCATTACATTTCTCCTTTCAACTAAGCATATCTCCAAACCCAATCGTCAACTGTTCTGCCTACAGGTATCATACCAAGTTCTGTTAGATAAGTAAATATGTCTTCTTGTTTATATCCAAATCTTTCACAAGTATTCTTAACCTCTATGTTAATTGTTGGACGATTTTCTTTTATTGTTTCGGCTGCTCCTTTTAAAAACTGTAATTCAAAACCTTCTACATCAATCTTAATGTAGTCAATATCTTTATATCCGAATGAGTCTAGTGTACGAATTTCTGCTTCATAGTCTCCATCCTCTGTAATAGAAGATGTACCACTGTTGCCATCCTTTGCATAAGATAGACAGACATTCCCATCATAATCTCCAAGAGCATAAGGAAGTATCTCAACAATATCTGTATCAACATTTCTTTCTAAGCATTCACGATGTACAGGTACAGGTTCAAAGGCATACACCTTTTCAAAGAACTCCTGTAAATCTACAGCCCAAGTTCCTACGTGTGCGCCGACATCAATAGCAGTATTAAAGTTATCACAATGTGATAAGCTTTCCCTGCGGTGATGTACCTGATAATTTTCCCCATTAAAATGATTATCATCTTCAGGGAACCAAAACTTTCCACGCTTAATCATAAGAACAAATCCTTTCTGTAAGAAGTACTGGCGTACCCAACCCTACACTAGCCAGTCCACAGCCATATATCTTTTGTGCTGCACCCTTTTGAAGTTAATTCCCTATGAGGCTACTGAAGTGCCGAAGGGGATGTCGTCAGAGAACGCATCTTCAGCAGCATTAAACCCACTAGGAACAACGTCAAAGTCTTCAGAGTCACCGTAAGGAATCAGGCTCACAACCTGTACTGCTTGTAGGTCAGCACCAATTCCTGACTTACCTGCATACTCCCACTCATATGTCTTGAACAACACGTTCACATCTGAGCCGTTACCAACAAGGGTCTTACCCATGTCACGTTTCTGAGAATCTTTTAGTGCAGGTGCAGTGTTCTCTGAACCATCACGGCGGTTTACCTTACGTTTTAGTGATACGAAATCACCACGCTCATCACCTTTGTTCTTAATGTTAAGCCCAAGGTTCTGTGCTTTCGCAAGTTCCTGACCAGTGAGTGCCACATCAATTGACCATACTGGTTCAAAGGTTGTGTTAGGTGTTGCGATTGCTGCCCAAAAAGATTTTCCTGAAAGTACTGGCATATTAATTCTCCTTTTTTCTGTGATGCGGTCATCGCCGCTTTCGTTAATGTGAGTGTATTGTGACAGAACTAAGCAGCCCTGTCAACATCTTTTTTGTATGCTTTTATTACATCAGATGAAAAAAGTTTCTGTAAGTTTAGAAGGTACATCTTGGATGCATTGTGGTCACCACCTGAGACAGACCTTTTGTAGTCTAGGTTGTCAATGATTCGGCGTAGACTGTCTGTATCAAAGACAAGAGTAGCAAAGATGTCGTCACCTATACATAGGTTATGGAACCAGTAGTCTGCTTCCGTTGCAGCAATGCCACTAGGTTTACCATACGATTCGTATTCAATCGCTATGTTACCTGTGTTCTGCCAGACATCACGCTCAGATTTTACTTCAATCTTTTTGTCTTGAAGCATACTTGCTACGGCTTGCTCACGCACTTTACCGTACTCTAAATCTAAATCAAACTTCTTACGATTTTCTTTTGATGGTTCTAGGTTATTCATGTTGTCTCCTTTCTAGTGAGTTTCAGCCCAGTTATTGCCTATTTTATATTCACTGTCAAGTGGACACTGAACATTTAGTTCTTTCTCCACACGTTTCATAGCTGCTTGAGTTAGCTTTCCAAACGCTTCTGCTTGGTCATGTCGTATCTCAAACTGATATTCATCGTGGATGCTGGCGACAAGGCGATAGTCAAAGCCCTGTCGCGCAGCCAATGTTATTTGACGCAGCCATTCTTTACAAATGATAGCCCCTGCACCCTGCAATAGAAGGTTAGCTGAAGCGTGTTGCTGTCGTACCTTTAGTAGTCTACCATCAAGGCCACGAACATAACCACTACTAGCTGCTCTGTCAATCTTATCACGCAAAGATTTCAAGGCAGGTAGGTTAGCCATGAACTTGTCCATGATGGCCTTACCTTCTCTAGCACCACCACCTACGATGGAACCAATCTTAGCTGGACCTGCACCATAAATTAATGCGTAGATGAATGTCTTGGCATCATCTCTGGTAGGTAGTCCAGCCGCCTTTTGATTTGCAGTATGGATGTCTCCACTCACAACCTCTTTAGTAAAGTTGTCATCACACATATAGTGTGCAAGACATCGTAACTCCAAGGAAGAGGCATCGCAGCCTAGCAATACATAGTTATCATTACTAGGTATCCACACAGCACGACACTCCTTACCATATGGTGAGTACACCGCTGGTACTTGTGCCATGTTGGGTGAGTTGTGAGCCATGCGTCCACTGATAGCCTTCAAGGTAATAACTCTACCATGAACTTTACCATCGTCCTTCACAACATTCAGCCAAGACTGAACCTGCGACACCCTCTTCTGTAACAGCAAATAGTGTGCAATTTTCTTTGCCTCTGGGATATCTACATCCTTCAATGCACCTTCATCTACGATGGGGTGTCCTGTAGGTGTAAAGTTATTCGGCTTCCAACCTTTCTCCATTAGGCGTTTACCTATCTGCTGTCGTGATGCAGGGTTGAACACTTCTACATTGTCCTTTAAACGCTTACCAGTCTTCTCTGAGTAGCGTTGAGTAACAATAGGTGGGAAGATACCCTGCATTTCTCTTTCAATGGCTACTGCTTCTTGTGTGAGCCGTGCAACTAAGCACGAAGCCTCAACAACATTAAGCTTGAAACCATTGTGTTCCTGTCTGTCAACGATGGCTCTTACCTGATGCTCTAATTCAATACTCTTCTTAGAATATTTCTTTAGCATAGGTAATAGATGTTGGTACAGTTTAACTGTAAGTTCTACATCGTTGACACAATAAGTTAGCATCTCTTCATTGAAAGAAGAGAAGTCTTTGTATTCAATCTTGGGAAAGCCAAGACGCTCACCCCATGCTGCGAGTGAGTGTCCACCTTCCAATGATGGGTCAAGAAGCTGAGACAGGATAAGCGTGTCTCTCACCTTTCTAAGTGGGATGTTGCTTCCTGTTAGCTTATTCAATACTGGTGCATCAAAGGACACGCCGTTGTGCATGACAAAGATATCTACATTGTCAGACCAAGCGGCGAAGTCCTTGATGTTATCACCGTACCACTTCTTGACATCACCAGATGCTAAGTCTTGAGCCACGATACAGTGTATCACTGTGGCATCAATTGCATCTGTCTCAATGTCTAGTGCTACTTTCAAAGGAAATCCTCCATCTCTGTTGCGTCATCCTTAACCTCAAAGGGGTTGTCAATTTCCGACATCCTACCAGATTTCTTATCGTATAGCAAGTAGGTTGCTACACCTGTCTCACCTGCATAACGATTCTTCAAGACACGAACCGTAGTTGTGTTAGCTTGTGTCTCATCCTTGGCTTGCTGGTCACGCTCTAGTGCAATGACTGCATCACTAATCTGTGCAATGCTATGTGAGCCACGTAGATGGTTAAGAGAAATCTCTTTACCTTCTTCCTGCCCCTTGTCACCTGATGCTCTACGCAAGTGAGAGACAAGTAACATTGCACATTGTGTTTCCTCTACCAGACTACGAAGCTTAGTCATAAGCTGGTCAATGTTACGCCGTTCATCTGCACCTTCTAAGCCTGATACAAGGATGGATAGGTGGTCAATCAGAATGAACTTACAGTCAAGAGCCTTGACCATGTAACGTACACGGCTGAGTATCTCATCTGTAGTCATTGAACCGAAGTGGTCAAAGGCAAAGAACCTGCGAGTGCCGATGGTCTTATCC